AGGTGTTTAATGATGATTTTTGAACCTGCTTGGAAAGCATATATTTGTGGAACACAAGAACCTATTTTTACTCCAGAAGAATGTAATACAATAATTCAATTAGGTAGAAATGAAAAAATGATAGAAGGTAAAATCTCACATTTAAAACCAAAAAATGAAAAAGAAATTAGAGGAGGTCGAATGAATACAGACGTAAGAACTTCTCATATAAGTTGGATTCCTTTTAGGAAAATGGTCCCTCTATATAAAAAACTAGAAGCAACAATGCTTAGGTCTAACGCTAATCATTTTAATTTTGACGGCATGCAAATAACTGAAGAAGCTCAATATACAGAATATGAAGAGGGAGGTTTTTACAATTGGCACATGGATTCTGATCCAGTTATGATAAATGAACCTCCTGTTAGAAAAATATCTATGAGTCTATTGTTATCTCCAGAAAATGAATTTGAAGGTGGAGATTTAGAACTAATGGAACAAGGAAAAGTAGTTCATTTAAAACAAGGTTATGCAGTTTTTTTCGCTTCATTTTTAAGTCATAGAGTAAAACCAGTTACAAGAGGAAATAGAAAATCTTTAGTAATGTGGTTTGGAGGCCCTCCTCTAAGATAAATGAATATACTCTCCATATATGGATCACATGATGGTTGTGTAACTTATACAAAAAATAATAAAATAATTTTTCATACACAAATTGATAGATATAATAAATTTAAACACACTACATTTCCTGCTAAAGAATTAGTTAGAACACTAGAAACATTAGACATAGATTTATTTTTATTAAGTAATAATAGATGGCATACTATTAACCTTTGGACAGATTTTATTTCGGTAAGTAAAAAATTAAAAAAAACACCTATAATTAATTATGAAGCTAGGTATCATCATTTATTTCATGCTTATTGTTCTCTAACATGGAATAAAAATTGTAAAAATATTTTAGTATGTGATGGTAATGGGACTTATGCTAAAACTTTTTATGAGCAAGAAAGCCTTTATACTTTTGATGGCAAATTAAAACATATAACAACTGAGGCAAACAGAATAGGTTTTAAATATGAAAAGTTTACAGAAAAACATTTTGAACATGAATTAGAGTGTGGAAAAACTATGGCATGGAGTTTATATGATGAAAGGCCTAAAGCAGTTCAAGATACTTATGAAAAAGAAATGACAGAACTTATTAATAGATGGCAATTAAAAGATGATGTTATCTTTACAGGGGGCTGTGCTCAAAATGTTTTATATAACTCTATATTGTTAGATAGGTTTAATAATTTATTTTGTGACCCTTTTAATGGTGATTTTGGATTAAGTTTAGGAGCAATAAATTTATATACTAATAATTCAATAACCAATAAGGAAATATATTTAGGCATACCTCAAGAAGTAAACACAGATTTATTTTTAAAACATAAAATTATAGATGTTGAAAGTGATGACGTAGCAAAGGTTTTATTAAAAGAACCCATAGCAATTTTTCAATCTAGAAGTGAACAAGGTCAAAGAGGTTTAGGAAACAGATCATTGTTAATGAATCCCATACACAAAGATGCTCATAGTAAATTAAATCAAATAAAAAAAAGAGAATGGTTTAGACCTTTTGCATGTTCGATATTAAAAGAAAAAGCAAAAGAATGGTTTGAAATGAAGATAGATGAATCTCCGTACATGATGTATGTTTTTAAAATTAAAAAAGAAAAAGAAAATATTTTAAAAACTGGTTTGTCTGTTGATAATAAATCAAGAATACAGACAGTATCTAAAGAAAATAATAGTAATTATTATGATTTAATAAAATCTTTTGAAAAAATTACAGATATACCTGTGTTAATTAATACAAGTTTAAATTTGCCAGGCGATACTTTAGTTGAAACTTTAAATGATTTAAAATTTTTATTTGATAATAGTAATTTAAACTATATTTATTTACCAGAAATTAAAAAATTAATTAAAAAAAATGGCTAAAGATTTACATTTTCCAACTCCTATTTATATCTTTGACCATAATGATAAATCTTTAAATATGGAATTAGAAAAAAATATAATTAATTGGATGAATAATGATAAAGGAGTACAGAGATCAAACGTAGAAGGTTGGCATTCGCCAACAGATATGCAGGAAAGACCTGAGTACAAAAAACTAGTAAATGATTTATTTGAAGCTCAATATAAAATTTATAACGAAGAATATTTAGATTCAGAACCTTACTTAGGTAATATGTGGGCAAACGTAAATCCACCAGGTGGTTACAATAATGCACACATTCACCCTAACGCATTATGGTCTGGGGTATATTATGTTAAGACTCCTAAAAATTGTGGTAACTTAAAAATTAATGATCCAAGAGCTGCAGCATCAATGACCAGACCTAGAAATAAATCTGGTAAATTACCAATTAGATTATGGAGAGAAGTAAACTATGAACCTAAAGCAGGAAGATGTATTATGTTTCCAGCTTGGTTGACGCATTGTGTTGATGTGAATAGATCTAATGATGTAAGAATATCGGTGTCATTTAATTTTATGCAAAAGTGTATGGTGGTATAATGATTGAAAAGATAATTCATTGTTATTCAATAAATGAAGATATAAATAATTTTAAAGATGATTTGATTAAAGAATGTATAGACCAAAGAAAAAAAGAAGAGGGTGGTCTTAATTTTAAATTACAAACAAAACATTTAGATAAACTTTACAACATATTTATTGATTGTAGTAAAAAAATATTAAAACCATTTACTTTGAAAAACAACGTTTTAAAAGTATGGTGCTATATGACAGATGAAAATTACAATACTACTGGCTGGCATAATCATAAAAAATCTGCTACAATAAATGCTGTAATTTATTTACAAACAAAAAATAAAGGTATATTTTTTAAACACGAAAAAGAAGTTTTTTATGTAAAACCTGATGATGGGGACATGTTAATATTTCCGGCTTTTTTAGAACATAGACCAGAACCATCTTTTACAAATAAAAGAATTAGTTTAAATTTAGAGCTTCAGTGTAATGAAATGGAAGGAGAAATATTTAATGTTTAAAATACAAAAATATCAATTAATAAAAAATGCTTTATCTTACGAATTAGCTAATTTTATTTTTAATTATTTTCTTCTTAAAAAAGATGCCGTAGAATTTTTGTACACAAACAATATTGTGTACGATAACAATATGCTAGGAACTTGGACAGATAAACAAGTGCCTAACACATATTCTTGTTATTCAGATATGGTCATGGAGACCTTATTAGTAAAGATGCTTCCGATTATGAAAAAGCATAGTGGACTAGATTTAGTTCCGACTTATTCATATGCTAGAGCATATAAAAAAGGTGATGTTCTACGTAGACATAAGGATAGACCTAGTTGTGAAATATCCTGTACTTTACATTTAGGTGGAGATTCCTGGCCTATATTTATAGATCCTACGGGATCAAATAATGTTGATTATAAAACAAAACAAATTCTACCGCACGCTCCAACAGGAAATAAAGTATCTCTTGAGATTGGTGACATGTTAGTGTATTCTGGTTGTGATTTAGAACATTGGCGAGAACCATTTGAAGGTGATGTATGTGGTCAAGTATTTCTACATTATAACCATGTAAATGGGCCTTATGCTACTGAAAATGTATTTGACAGTAGGCCAATGCTGGGATTGCCGTCTTTTACAAAAACAAAAAAGTAGTATAATGTAAAATCTATGTTACAGAAAATAGGATTTCAGCCAGGTATTAATAAACAAATCACACCAACTCAAGCAGAGGGTCAATGGATTGATTGTGATAATGTTAGATTTAGATATGGTATACCTGAAAAAATAGGCGGTTGGAGTCAATTAGGAAACGTAAATGAAAACGAATTAACGGGAGCGGCTAGGGGACTTCATCATTTCATTAATAGTAAATCAAGAAGATATGCCATAATAGGAACAAACAGAATCCTATATGCATTTTCTGGTGGTGTATTTTATGACATACACCCTATTAAAACCACAACAACTCTTACAAGTGCCTTTACTACAAGCAACGGAGATAGATCTGTTACAATAACTTTTAGCACATCTCATGGCATAAGCCCACAAGACATAATATTATTAGATAATTTTACTGCAATAACTAATTCTAATTTTGGTGCATCTGATTTTGATGATAAAAAATTTATGGTAACAAGTGTACCAACGACCAAAACTTTAACAATTACAATGCCATCAGCAGAAACAGGATCTGGTGCAGTAACATCAGGTGGTATTAGAGTGCAACATTATCATCCTGTTGGAACACCTGTTCAAGAAAAAGGATACGGTTGGGGTCTTGGATCTTGGGGTGGAGAAGCATCTTCTGCCGTAACGACAACACTCAACGGTGCTTTAGGAGATAACGCATTTGGAACCGGAGGGTCAGGAACTTCTATTGTTTTAACCGATGCCACACAATTTCCAACTACAGGAACTAATTTTATAAAAGTAGGGACAGAGGAAATATCTTACACTGGAGTTAGTGGTAATACATTAACAGGTATTGTAAGAGCTGTCAGAGGGACAACCAGGGCATCTCATAGTAATGGTGCTACCGTAACAAACACCAGTGATTTTGGAGCTTGGAACCAAGAAACTTCTGAAGGTCTTGCATTAGATCCCGGTATGTGGTCGATTGATAATTTTGGAGATAAGGCTATTTGTTTAATTCATGATGGCCCGTGTTTTTCTTGGGACTCTAGTTTAGGTAATGCAACAGAAACAAGAGCTGCAATCATTACAGGTGCGCCAACAGCATCAAGACATATGGTTGTATCTACACCGGATCGTCACTTAGTATTTTTTGGAACGGAAACAACCATTGGAGATACATCAACACAAGATGATATGTTTATTAGATTCTCGGACCAAGAGGATATAAACACGTATGCGCCTACAGCAACTAATACTGCCGGTACACAAAGACTGGCCGACGGATCACGGATCATAGGAGCAATCAGAGG